CAAAGATACACTAAATGGCGGTAACATGCTTAGTGATATTATGGGCGGCATCTTTGGTGGTGGTGGTGGAGGAGGCGGTGGCCTCTTCAGCAGTATTGGCAGCCTATTTGGTGGAGGCGGCGGTGGTGGCCTCTTCAGTGGCATCAGTGATTTCTTTGGTGGCTTTTTTGCAAATGGCGGACACTTACCAGCAGGTAAATTTGGTATTGCTGGTGAAGCAGGTCCAGAGATTATCACAGGACCAGCCCGTGTAATGAGCAATGAAGACAGTTTTGGTGGCGGTGGCATGTCAAATGTAAATATAACTATACAAGCAATTGACACACAAACAGGCACAGAGTTCCTGTTAAATAATAAAAAACAAATTGAGGGCATCATCCAGAATGCCTACAACAGACGCGGCAAACAAGGAATCTACTAAACATGAGAGACATATTTACATACCCAAACAATCCAGCCACTGGTTACATTGATCCAGATTACTATGGTGACAATCCAGGTTTTGATGGATTTACTAAAAGAATACTTGATTTGCAGTTGGGTAATTACTTGCCTTGGCCAAACTTAACTCCTCCACAATCAGGAGGCTATCCATATCTTGGCAATGTAACAACCATTGGTAAATATTACAATTATTATGACAGTCCATCTATTAATGGTCCCAACAATTTAAGAATTTATGACTTCTGGAAAAACCCAGCCGTAACAGGATCAAAAAAACTTATTGATAGTGAAATAGTTTCATCAGCAGGTGTTGGTGGCGTTGCCGCAGATTCAAAAATTGCTATTTCAGATTTAGAGCATGATTTTGATGCTGGAACATTGGTTACTATTTCAGGTATCAATGGTTCATGGAATGATGCTGGATTAAATGACAATGATTATTATGCAGGCACCAGTGTTGGCTTTGGTGGACCATTTAACTTACATGTTGGTGCACCAGATGGACCAGTAATTAGATTTAGAGAGTTTGCACAGGAAACAGCAACAAATATTACACTGGGATCTCCAGTGGTATTCACATTCAGCGCATTGGGCGCACCATTTGTGGATAATCAAGAAGTTAATATTACAGAATTTGATGGAACACTGGGCGCATTGTATAATGGAAATACTTTTTATGTGCAAAACGCTACGGCAACCACATGCACATTGAGTTCCAATTTAAATGATGTCAACCCATTAAATTTACAACAAGAATACCGTGACAAATATACCCTTGTGGGTAAAGATAGTAGCCTGAATCACCAAATAGTTTTTGTGGACTCACAACCAATGGTAACTGGTGATAGTCTTACACTAACTGTGGATATGGACTTTACATTAAGTACTTACATGAATAGTTTAAGTGTTGGTACACCTGTATACTTACAACTTCAACCAAACACTGACAACAAAGCATATAATCTTTTTAAAGATGTTGGTTTAACACAACCAGTAACTGGTAGTACACCAAACTCACAAAGTAGTGGTAGAACAATTGAATATATAGAAGTACCTGGACCAGGAGGCTATGTTGAAGGTGGTTTCCTAAATCCAAATCCAAGTAGACAATTGGTACGCTGTCTTGATGAAGACTTTATTGGCGTTGACTTGGTGTCATATGAGGCAGGTTGGTGTAGATTTAGATATTTCAATGTTAATACAGCAAACGCAGTGGTTACATTTTATGAAGGTGACACCAGTACTACAATAACTATTCCAAACAGTACTACCACCTGGAGTAACCAAATATTTTGGTATGAAACAGGCGTTACCACTGGTGGAACCCGCAGTACTCAAATTTACACAGATCAAGGCAAACAAACACAGGTAAAAGCGTTATGCACAAACCCACTGCAACAGCAAGGTGATACTGGATTTATTGGAATGGACTTTACATTCTTGAACACTTGGAGTGAAACAATCCCAACTGATCCTGGTGCATTATCAATAATATACATTCAAGAATCAACCACTGGCAAACTTAATGAAACTGTAGCCAATCCAGCAGATGCAGGTGAGCAAGTTCTCCCTGGTCCATTGGTTGCTGGAACAACTGGCTCAATAGCCGTTGCAACCAGTGAACCATACAAATATGAATTAGACTCAGTGCAAATTGAAATGCCAGGAGCAATATCATACAGTTACCAGGACAGTGGAAACAACACTGTATTTGGTGCAGAGATTGACACTACAAAATACTGGGAAGAAGGTGCCGCAACGGCAACCACTTTTGCCGCCAGCGGTGAAATATGTCCCAGTGTAACTATAACAGTAAATGGCAGTGGATATTTACAAACAGCATTTCTCAATGAACAACCAGAGGCTGAAGGCAGATTTGCAAACAGCAATGATATTTTGTTTGAACTAAATGCATTGCCAGATCAATACACACCACCAGCACCAACACCAGGAGAACAACAAGACACTTGGGACACAGATGATGAGTGGACAACACCTGGTTTTGATAACAGAAAAGAATGGCCACGCCATGTAAGTCCAGCAAGCGCCAGTATTAACTTGAATACACCTACAATTGTAAACAACAGTCAAAATGGATTCAAGTATACACGCAAAAGTGCATTTACAAAATGGACACTGGATGTTGAATATCCACCAATGACATATGATGAGTTCCAGCAATTCCATGGGGTTGCAATGGCTGCACAAGGGCAAGCAATTCCATTCTACTTTGTGTTACGCAACAAAGATAACAAGAGCATATTGTGGGGTGAATGGTATGATGAAAACAACACAACTACATCACCTCTACTTAAAGAACCTTATGTGGCAGGTGACACAGTACTATTGCTGGAAGGCTTTAGTAGTTTTGAAAGTAATGCATTCAAAAGAGGTGAAGTATTTACTGATGGTGAAAACCAAAATGGCAATTTGCACACAGTGTTAAATACAGTAGACGCAAATGTATTTGGTGAAGCAAAGATTAGATTGCCAATGCCACTTAGAAAGGCTATAGGTACATCACAAAAAGTGTTCAAAAGACCATATCACGCCGTAGTAACAATGACAAGTGATGATTTTAGTTACACTGTTGACACCAACGGATACTATTACATGAGCGTTAGTTTTGACTTGGATGGATTTAAATAATGGCAACCCTAGAGCAAATTGTTGCAGGACATGTAATTGAATATTATGATTGCGTGGCTGTTAACATAGATGCAACACACAATTATTATTACACACAAGCACCCTGGGACTTAACAGTCCAGGGTAATGTGTACAAAGCAGCAGGTGGCTTGCTTAAAATGAGTGAGTACACTGACAACGCAAGTTTTAGTATTGACAAAATCAGTATTGGACTTGCAGGTATTGTTGATATGCAAGGTGAAGTGAGTGTATTGGAAACAATACAAACACTTGATTATATTGATAAACCAGTAATAATTTACCGTGTGTTCATGGAAAACAACGCACCAGCACATGATATAGTCTTGTTTAAAGGTTATATTGATAACATCAGCGCAACATACAACAACCAAGGTGATACAACTCAAGCAGAGATTGACATCAGTAGTCACTGGACAGACTTTGATAGAGTAAGCACAAGATACACCAACAGCAAAAGCCAGCAGGAGTTCTTTCCTAGTGATTTAGGTTTTGACTATGCTGTTGATGTACAAAAAGAAGTGGTGTGGCGTGAGAATGAATAATGAAGATCTAAAAAAACTAGGACTGTGGTTGGGATTAAAACGCAATCAACCCTGGGTGCGTGGCAAAAATGATTGTTGCACACTGTTTATGGAATATCATGATCACATGCATGGCACTGATACACTTAGTGAACTTTATGGCAAATATCATGACTTAAGAAGTGCAATTAAATTTGCACGCCAATTTCCAAAAGTTAATCAGTGGTTTCCACTACATGGTTATGAGCGTGTGCGTATTCCAGTACCAGGTGACATCATAATGGTTAAAAACAACAGATTCTTCCCCAGCAGTTACATAGTTTGCATGGGTGAGGCTTGGGGCATAATGGATGGCGCACAGAGAATGAGCAGACATGCACTGGAAATACCCACACAAGAATACTCAATTTGGAGATATAAAAATGGGTCTTGATCCTGTAACAAAATTTATTATTAAAGTTGTGATTAGTATATATTCATATTCACAGCAACGCAAAGCACAAAAGAGAGCAGAACGCCAGGCAAGAGCGGCACGCTCAAATGTTCTGGTTAACAAGCAATCCAACAATGATCCAATTTATCCATTATATGGGCGTCAGCGCATGGGTGGCACAAGAGTATTGATTGAATGTAGTGATGGCGCAGGCAATGTGCAAGAAACCACTGTTCCAGATCCAGCAGAACCAGATAAAACAGAAGTAACAAACACAACACACCTAAACTTGGTGTTGGCAATGGCTGAAGGTGAGATTGATACAATTGAACAACTTTGGTTCAATGATAAAATTGTATGGGATGTGGCAGATGGTGGCACACTCACTGACAATGGCAATGGTGGTAAAACACTGAGTGGGTTTACAAGTGGTAACCAATACAGTGGTGCAAGTATGACCATCAACTGGTATCCTGGTAGTTTAACACAAACATATGACACTGCCATGAACACCAGTGTAGGTAGTGTGTGGAGCACAAATCATGAACTAAAAGGCATCAGTTATTTGGCTATGACGCTTGTGGCAAATGGTGACAAGTTTGGTGGACAATTACCAACATTTACAGCAACAATGACTGGTAAAAAAATGTTGGATGTAAGCACACTGGTAAATGGTGATACACTTGCTGATATGACACCAGCAAATTACACTGCCAGCGCAAACCAAAACCCTGCAGATATTTTGTATGATTATTTGATTGATAGATATTATGGCAAGGGCTTGGACAGAGATGAAAATGAAAACTGGGTGGCTGGACTAAACATTGACTTGGCAAGTTTCCAACAAGCAAGACTTGATTGTGATGCCTCAAGAACTGGACTTGGCTACAACCTAAATGGCTTCCTACAAACAGAAAGACAATTGTTTGACAACATTGGTGAGATTATGGAAACATGCAATGGCATGATCTTGTTTGTGGATGGCAAATATCAGTTTAGAATTAGAAAGAAAAATGAACAAGTGGGCATTCCCACCAGTGCCATCTTTACACAAGATGAGATTATTGGTGAGGTTAGTTTATCACTGCCAAGCAAAAGTAGAAAACTCAACAAAGCAACTGGTGTATTCAACAACCCACTAACCAAATACAATGATGATTTGGTAATCTTTAAAGATGATGCATACATTGCGCAAGACAATGGCAGTGTACTAGAAACACAAGAAGACTACACAATGATCACTGATCAGGACCAGGTATTGGATTTAATCACACAGCAAGTGGAAATGAGCAGAGATGAATACACAATACAAATGACAGTTGCACATGTTGCATTATTGTTACGCAGTGGTGACATCATTGAAGTAAGACTGGATGACTTTGGTTGGGGTACTGGTGCAGGACAAACACAAAAGTTCTGGAGAGTGCAAGAACTTAAACTAACTGAGGACAACACAGTCCAAATGGTGGCAACCACCTACAACAGCGCACTGGAGTTATAAATGAGCAGAATTACACTAAACACCGGAACACAACACCAATACACCCCCAGCGGTGCAGACCTTGAAGCAGAGATCCGCTTAAATAAATTGAGTGATGTAACAATTGTAAGTGTTCAAGACAATCAAGTATTACAATACAACACCACAACCTTGCAGTGGGAAAATGTTTTTGTAGACACCCTTGTAACTGATGTGGACGGTGGATTTTACTAACACTAGATCTGCTATAGAAAACACTGGTCCTTGCCTTGTACGGCAATTATAACCACAAGATCTATAAGCGTTTTTGTTTTGGGTATATGGGTACCCCTAAGGCTAATAAATACTAAAAACAAGGAATATAACATGGTTAGCCCCAACACACTGATAAAATATGTCAACAGATATCTAAAAACATATGATTCAACATACAGCACAGACAACATCAGGCATATAGTAGCCAGCAAAAAAGTATTTTCATATATGCCATTCAATAAATTTGGTGGTATAATTATGGATCCCAATCTTAAATTTGCCATCTTCTACACTGATACAGATGATATTACACAATGGCAAGAGGAACATGCTGATTATTTGCATGGTGAATGGCACAATGATCAAAGATATGATTATGTATCATTTGAGGGCGGTGGACATGGTTTGCGCAAGCGTGGCAGACCCAGCGTTGAAGAAGCAGCACTTATAAAACAACACCAGTGGGAAATGACATAGCACGTGATAGAACAAATGGCGGCTGGTAAAAGTGGTAAAATAATTGCACAGGAACTGGGCATCACACCCTCAAGAGTAAGCCAATTAAAAAAGCGTTATGAGAGTGATTATTTTGTTGACATGATGGACACAGTATAGTATAAATATAGTTGAAGTTATCATTGCTTCCTAAGTTAGTAGCGTTTAGAGATTAGTTCAATCTCCTCCTTTCAATAATTGTATCTTCTTCATGATTACAATAACACGCAGGTTTGCCCACATATCTACTAACACACAAAAATGTACATTTTGGGTTTTTGTATCCCCGGCAGAGCACTCATAGGCCAGCCGGGGATTTTTTTGTTGACAAGTCAAGAAAAATGTGCAAGAATGGATAAATAAAAGTGTAGTAAAGAACTACACTCAACACAGAAAGAGAGTAATATGTTATATAATCATAAAACAGATCCAGAAAATAATTACGCCATTCAACAGGCTTTTAAGTACATTGACTTGACCACATCAGCTGATCATTTCAAACAACCTATGCACGGATTGCCAAAAACAAAAGTTTTAGAATTGCATCACATAGTCAGAGATGAACTAATGACTGGTGCAGAACTTGCATTTATGCTTCAAGATGCAATTACAGACAAACAAGTTGCCCGCAACTTAATCAATTATGTGGAATATAATATTGATGGTGATTTAAGCAATACTGAATTTGCCACAGTATTTGACACCCTGCGTCAAGCGGAACTTGATAATAATAATGGCAAAAGTAAAGCCACTAAATTTTGGGGTAGGACTTGGGGAGTATATGCAGATTGGATGCTAAAAACAGCAAAAATACGCAGTCAGCAAAAAACAATCTTCAATAGTTTGTTTAAAACAACACCATTAAAATAACAAACACTTGACACAACAGCATTAATTTGCTATTGTGTAAAAACTAATACAGCACATAAGGTTGGCGGGCCAGTTTGGAAATACCGCTGTGGAAAAGGTAGCCGTAAAGGCGCACACGCAACATAATGATCAACACTGAAAAGTGAATGCCATCAAAAGAATTGGGCTTTGGTTGTTATAGGATGAACTTGCTGTCATCCAAACGGGTAGGTTACAAATATCCCAATTGACACTGAGGGATACAAAAATAATTGGTTCAGGTGGACAAGGCCAAAGTCCAGTAACAACTACCTTGCGTCATACACCGGGCTTGCCCTAGAAATAGGATCCGGAGTTAGCAAAATAAAATACCTGATGTCATAACAGCAGATAAAAAAGTTTTTTTATTTGGACACCAGAAGTTGGTGTCCTGTGAGCAGATGAAAGGATATTATATTACTTCATTAATATCATATCAATTAATATGTTCACAAGATATCAATTGAGACTTTTATATTAACTTACTGTAAAAAATGCTAATATTAAACACTCTAATGAATGAACTGAATGAAATGAAGTGAAATGAATTAGATGTTTATCTGCTTTAGCAGATTAAAAGAAATACTATAAGATCTTTGCAGATAATGGCATGTTCTGAATGGAATAAATATCTTTATAAAATAAAAAAGGAGTACTACAACATGGACAAGAAAACACTAAAACGCAGAGCAGACTTCCTGAGATGGTGGCATATAAATCACCACAGGACAAAAGCACATGTGTGGCTAAGTCACCACAGCAGAAACTATGCATTCAGTTATGCATTTACACCAGAGAAGTTTAGTGCGGTTACTAATATCACTAAAAGATTCTTTAACAGTGAACACAAGAAGCTCAATCAAAGGGCG